TGAACGACGCTGCCATTGGAAAAGTTGTGGTTGCTGCTTTTGGAATGAAGGCACAGCTTGAGAAAGAGTTCGCTGAGCGCCTGTCCCACAGGAGTAGCGATGAACAGCGCCAGATGGCGGCCTATTTGGCTCGCGTGAACGACGCTGCCATTGGAAAAGTTGTGGTTGCTGCTGGGGGTGTGATGAGCTGGTTGCAAAAGGTGGCAAAGATTGCTACCGGACTGGATGTTCCATTGCATTGGACAACCCCGATTGGGTTGACAGTACAGCAGGGCTACCGCAAGCAGATCGGAAAGCGTGTGGCGGTGTACTTTGAGGGCAGGCAAGAGCGCTTCACGATTGCTGTGGACTCTGAGGAACTCGATCGTCGTCGCAACACAAACGCTGTGGCACCCAACTTTGTGCACGCACTGGACGCCTCTATCTTGATGGCTTCAGTCTTGCAGTGTGAAGAAGCGGGTATCAAGAACTTCGCAGCTATCCACGACAGCTATGCGACACACGCATGCGACATGCCGGAGCTGAATGCAGCTCTGCGTGATGCTTTCATCAACATCTTTAAAGCCGACAGGCTGGCTATTTTCCGAGAGGACATCATCATGCACGCACCCGAAGAGAACCGCGAAGCTCTGCGCGCTCAACTGCCACAAGCACCTGTTCGTGGAAGTTTTGACATTGAACTCGTGAGGGAAAGTCTGTACTTTTTCGCGTGAATATGTTTCTACAAACGCAAAGTTGAGTTCCGGCATCAAACATGCCACCTTCAGAAAAGAGAAACCGCCGGCTTCAAACCCCGGTGGTTTTTTCATTTGGAACAACAACAACAAAGGGGACGGACATGGAAAGACAGAGAAACAACGCAATCCGCAGAGCAAGACGTCTTTGGGAAAAGAACAAACAAATCCCGATGGACCTGTTTGCTGAGCTGGTTGAGCTGGGTATTGATGTGCAAGCACTCGAGGACAAGTACCTCAAATTTGAATAACCAACAGGAGAAGAGAAATGGCAACAAAGAAATCGATGGAAAAAGCAATCAGCCCCAAGGGCATCGCAGTGTTTCCGTGGCTGAACAAAGCGGACACAAAGTGGAAACCAGAGGGTGAGTTCAAGGTCACCTTGCGCTTGTCAGGCGAAGAAGCTGAGGCATTCCAAGCGGACACCGATGCACGCGCTGCAAAAGCCGTGGAAGACGCTAAGGCAGAGCTGCTCGAAGCAGCTAAGGGTGACCCCAAGAAGCTCGCGGCTGCCAAGCGTGCAGTCGAGGACATCAAAGTGGTTCCTCCCTACAAGCCAGCGTTTGACGACGAGGGTAACGAGACGGGTGAACTTGAGTTCGCTTTCAAAACCAAGGCAACCATCACGGACCGTAAGACCGGTGCTGTGCGTCCAAAAGTGCTCCCAATCTTTGATGCAAAGCGCAACCCCATGACCGAAAACGTCTGGGGTGGCTCTGCCATCAAAGTGGCATTCGAGTACATGCCTTATTACAACGCTGCAACCAAGACCGGTGGTGTTTCGCTGCGCATCAACGCAGTGCAGGTGCTCGAGCTGGTCAGCTCCAGTGGTGGCAGTGCATCGAACTTCGGGTTCGGCGAAGAGGATGGTTTCGTGGCGACTGACAAAGAAGAAAAACAAGAAGGGTCAGCAGATGGTAACGACGACGAAGAAATTTCAGGCGACTTCTAACGCCATCAAACACGGCTACCGCTCAGGTCTCGAAGAGGTACTCGCAGAACAGCTCGAAAGGGCTGGCCTGCCTGTGAACTACGAGACCATGAAGGTGCCTTTCAAGCGCCCTGAAAAGCCATCAACCTACACGCCGGACTTCGTGTTCTGCAACGGTAAGTTGATCATCGAAGGCAAGGGGCGCTTCCTCACGGAAGACCGTCAAAAGCAAAAGCTCATCAAGCAGCAGCACCCTGAGCTGGACATCCGCTTCGTGTTCTCAAACAGCAGAGCGCGGATATCCAAAACCTCTAACACCACATACGCCAAGTGGTGTGAGGACAACGGTTTTCAGTACGCCGACAAACGCATTCCGGTTGAGTGGATCGAAGAAATCCGCCAGCTCGAAGCCCAACAAAAAGAATAAAAAAAAAATGGGAGACAAACATGAAGGTGACACACATCACCGTCCACTGCTCGGCATCAAAAGTGAGTCAGCAGGTGGACAGCAAAGTAATCGACAGGTGGCACCGCCAGCGCGGGTTCCTCAAGATCGGCTACCACTTCGTAATCCTCAGGGATGGCCAAGTGGAAAAGGGTCGCGAGACCTCGGAGGTGGGCGCCCACGTTTCGGGACACAACACGGGCAACCTCGGAATCTGCCTAGTAGGCGGTCTGGACGAGGCGGGTAGACCTGAGAACAACTTCACGCCAGAGCAGTTCGGTGCACTCATCGACTTGCTTGAAGAGTTGCTCAAAGAGTTTCCAGACGCAGAGGTACTCGGTCACCGCGACTGGCCCAACGTGAAGAAGGCATGCCCTTGTTTTGACGTTCGCAAATTCTTGAAGGAAAACAGATGAACAAATACCTCGTTCGTGTTCTATACGACAACGATCTGCCGGACAACTACGACGTTGTTGAAGTCCGTGCTAACAGCTTCATGTCGGCCATCAACAAGGCTTTGCTTGAGCTTAGCCCAATCCAAAAACAGTACATGCACAGCATGCAAGTCTATGGTTCCTGCGATGCGTGGATGCCTGACTGATTTTTTTAAAAGGAGAGAGAGAGATGAAAAAGATCAACCAAAACCAAAGCCGAACTGCAGAAATTCTGGCGCACTTGAAGCGTGAGAGGAACGGCATCACCGCTCTCGAAGCGCTGGGTGTCTATGGCGTATTCCGTCTTGCCTCCACGATTCACCGCTTGCGTGAGCGTGGTCATGCCATCGTGACAGAGCGCTGCTTTGACCTGCGTGGTCATGAGTACGGTCGCTATCGCCTCGTGCGCTAAGGAGTAGCACATGGGGCAATTCCTGTACCACGCAGCCTGCCCCAACTGTGGATCAGCCGACAACCTAGCCGTGTACGACGACAACTCGCACTGCTTTGGTTGCGGCTACCACATCAACGAGGGTGGAGACGAAAAGACAACAACAAGAACAACAAGGGGACGCAGCATGTCTTTGCTCACTGGGGAATTCAAGGCACTCACAAAGCGAGGGCTGAGCGAGGAAACTTGCAAAAAGTTTGGCTACCGTATAGCTGAACACAACGGCGAAAAAGTTCAGGTGGCTGACTACTACACGAACAGCGAGCTGGTCGCACAGCACATTCGCACCGCTGACAAAAAGTTTTCGTGGACGGGTGACGCCAAGGGGGTTGAACTCTTTGGCCAACACCTGTGGTCTGCCGGCAAGATGGTCGTTGTCACTGAGGGTGAGTTGGACGCCATGTCCGTATCCCAGATCCAAGGCAACAAGTGGCCTGTGGTGTCTCTGCCGAACGGCGCACAGTCAGCGAAGAAGTACATCCAGAAGAACCTTGAATGGCTCGAGTACTTTGAGACTGTTGTCTTGATGTTTGACAACGACCAGCCGGGTCGTGATGCAGTTGTGGAGTGTGCACCTTTGTTCACACCGGGGCGCTGCAAGGTGGCGGCATTGCCCCTGAAGGATGCCAACGACATGCTCATGACTGGGCGTGGCGCTGAGGTCATCCAAGCTATCTGGAACGCCAAGCCCTTCAGGCCTGACGGCATCGTGAACGCAGCTGACACGTGGGAACTCGTGGCTTCTGATGATGCATCAGCCAAGGGCCATTACCCGTGGCCAGCCGTCGATGGATTCCTCTCGGGACTGCGAATGGGCGAGCTGGTCACGGTGACGGCAGGCTCTGGCATTGGCAAGTCTTTGTTCTGCCGCGAAGTGGCAAAGAGCTTGCTCGCTGCGGGTGAGACCGTGGGATACATCGCGCTGGAAGAAAACGTCAAGCGCACTGTGCTGGGTTTCATGGGCATGGAGTTGAACAAACCCCTGCACATCAGCAAAGAGGGTGTGACTGAAGATGAGCTGAAGGATGCGTTCGACAAGACTGCCGGCTCTGGCCGACTGTTTCTGTATGACCACTTTGGCTCAACTGACAGTGACAACCTAATTGCAAAGCTGCGGTATCTCGCGAAAGGGTGTGGTTGCAACTGGCTGGTGCTTGACCACATCTCCATTGTGGTGTCCGGTATCGGTGATGGTGATGAGCGCAGGCTCATTGACAACACGATGACCAAGCTACGCCAACTCGTTGAGGAGACAGGTGTGGGCCTGCTGCTGGTGTCCCATCTCAAGCGTCCCGAAGGTAACAAGGGCCACGAGGATGGATTGCAGACAAGCCTTGCGCACCTGCGGGGGTCAGCTGCCATTGCTCAGCTCAGTGACATCGTAATTGGTCTTGAGCGTAACCAGCAGTCTGACAACTCTGACACAACCACTGTGCGTGTTCTCAAGAACCGCTACACAGGTGTCACGGGTGTGGCCGGCTCGCTCTCGTATTCACGAGGCACGGGCAGGCTGCTTGCTGGTGAGGCAGACGACTTTGACGAAGAGGTTTCAGCTGATGAAGCCGCTGCCATGTTCTAAAACAAAAACAAAAAGGGGAGACAGATGCGAGTCATCGAGGAGTACTACGGGCCAGAGCGCCTGAGCAGTGGGTGGGACAAACCCAGCTACCACTACCGCAACCAGATGGAAGCGTACCTGCGCGTTGAAGTCAACGGTCGCATGTTGCATGCCAAGAAGATCGTCGACGGTGACCGGTACGGTCCGCCGTACGCGTATGTCATGCGTGAACTGCGCAGGCAGATCATGGTTGAAGTTGAAAAAGAAGTGTTTGGCTGCTGAGCCAAAGCACTCAAAGCGTAGCCACCTTCGGGTGGCTTTTTTGTTGCCTCGTGGGGGAGGCTGAAGGGGAACAAGATGAGAACAATGCTCTTCGACTTGGAGTCGAACGGATTGCTTGATGAGTTGGACACGGTGCACGTGTTGGTCATCAAGGACAACGGCACGCGCCATACGTTTCGAAAGAACGCAGTGGAAGACACGATATGCCAAGGCTTGCAGATGCTGCAGCAGGCTGACCGTGTGGTGGCTCACAACGCCATCAAGTTTGATGTGGCTGCCATCAAGAAAGTCTATGGCATCTCTCTGGATCCGTCGAAGGTTTACGACACGCTTGTCGTGAGCCGCCTCATTTTTTCTGACATCGGCGACAAAGACTCAAAGTTGCTCGCTGCGGGAGTCCTCCCCGGCAAGCTCTTCAAGTCTCACTCTCTGGCCGCATGGGGCTACCGCCTCCGGTGCCACAAGGGTGACTACGACGGTGGCTGGGCATCTTGGAATCCAGAGATGGAGGAGTACTGCGAGCAAGACGTTGAAGTCTTGGAAAAACTCTACGACCTCCTTGAGTCCAAGAAGTACAGCCAACGCGCCATTGACATTGAACACCAAGTGGCTTGGATCATGGCTGAGCAAGAGCGTCATGGCTTTGTGTTCGATGAGAAGGCAGCCGTCAAGCTGTACTCAGAACTGGTACAGATCAGGATGAACGCAGAGGTCAAGCTCAAGCAAGTCTTCGGACCCTTGTTCTTGCCCGATGGCAAACCCTTCACGCCCAAGCGTGACAACAAGACCAGTGGATATGTCGCTGGAGCGGTTGTTCAAAAGGTTGCACTCACTGAGTTCAACCCCGGCAGTCGCGACCACATCTCACGCTGGCTCAAGGTGATGCGTGGGTGGAAGCCCACTGTGTTCACAGCGGACGGTAAGCCCAAGGTCGATGAAGACATCCTGAAGACTCTCCCGTACCCAGAGTCCAAGTTGTTGGTCGAATATCTGACCATTCAAAAACGCATAGGCCAAATCGCAGAGGGTGACCAAGCGTGGCTCAAGCACGTGAAGAACGGGCGCATCCACGGAAGCGTCAATACCAACGGTGCAGTCACTGGGCGTGCCACACATGCGTACCCCAACATCGCTCAGGTTCCTTCAGTCAAGAAGAATAAAGAGGGTGACATTCTGATGGGCTTGGCGGGTGGCTTTGGTCACGAGAGCCGCGCGCTGTTCACAGTCCCCAAAGGCCACCGACTTGTGGGTGCTGACTTGTCGGGCATTGAGCTGCGCTGCCTTGCGCACTACATGTTCCCGTGGGACAAGGGTGCGTACGCCAAGGTGATTCTGGAGGGTGACATCCACTCTGAAAACCAAAAGGCTGCTGGACTTCCAACGCGTAACGATGCGAAGACGTTTATATACGCGTTCCTCTATGGAGCGGGCAACGCCAAGATTGGCTCCATCATCGGCAAAGGTGCACATGCAGGAGGGATGCTCAAGAAGAAGTTCTTGTCAGGATTCCCGGCACTCGAAAAGCTGATCAAGGCCATCCAAAAAGCCAGCGCTCGCGGCTACTTGGTGGGACTCGATGGTCGTCACCTCCATGCGAGATCTGAGCACGCTTTATTGAACACGCTGCTTCAAGCGTGCGGCGCACTAATTTCAAAACAAGCACTCATTGAATTCGACCGTCTTGTCCAAGAGGCGGGATGGCAGGACCGCGTGCATTTGGTTGCATGGGTCCACGACGAAATCCAAGTGGAGGTGCAGGGAGATGATGAATTTGCTAAAGAGATTGGACAAATGGCTGTCCGAGCCTTTGGACGCGCAGGGGAAGTCTTCAAGTTCGCAATGCGAATTGACGGAGAGTTTCACGTCGGGTCCAACTGGGCACAGACGCACTGAGGTGGCGGACCTGTGGGGTGTTGTTGCGAAAGCACAGCTCTCCCCATTTCGCATACAGAGCGACTTCGCCAGAGAGAACGCCCCGGTGGTTGCACAAGCTGCATCACTGGGGTTCATAACTACCAAGCGACCCGACGGTCACTTTGGTCGCGACTGGTTGGTGTCCCGAAAAGGAACGCTGTACCTCGAACAACAAGAACAAGAAGGAGAACAGCATGCTTGAAGCAGCAGTACTGAGCGCACTCGCGCCCGCATTCATTGACGGTATCCGTGGCCTCGTGGCCAAGTGGACAGGCTCTGAAGGTGCAAAACCGCAGAACCTCGATGAGGTCATCAAGTTGATGGAAGCTGAGAACAACCGCTTTCGCATCATCGCCGAGCTAGACAAGCCGGTCGAGAACATCAGCAAGTGGGTCGGTGACCTGCGCGCATCTTTCCGCTACATCGCAGCCACGTTGATCATCGTTGGAACGATGGCCGGCTGGATTACGAATGAAGAACCGATGGTGGTCGTGTGTGCATTCCTATTCGGTGAGCGCTTCTATCTGAAGTTCAAACCCGGCTTTGGCCCTAAACGCTAACAAGAACAAACGAAGGAGACGGAGATGAAAATTGTTTTAACACTGCAAGACATCGCAGAAGATGAGATGTCAACAGACCTGACCGCTGTGGCCAATGGTGTCAATGATGATGCGGAGAAGTCCATCGCGACTTTCTATGCACTCATGATCATCAAGGGCATCGAGTCCTACAGCGAACGCATGGGCGCAGTCGTTGAAGAAATCAAGGTGCAGTGATGCGCACTTTGATTCTTGATAGCGACATCATCGCGTACAAGTTTGCTTCCTCAAATCAGCAGACTTTCCCATTTGACCCAGAGAACCCCATCGTTCACGTGGGGAGTCTGGCAACAGCCATCGCTGAAGTGGATGCCTACATCCAAGAGCTGAAGGACACACTCAACGCCACACACATCGTGTCCTGTTTGAGTTGTCCAAGCGCTGAAAACTTTCGCTTGAATGTTTTGTCTACCTACAAAGCAAACCGCAAGAACACCGTGCGTCCTGTGCTGCTGCCAGAGCTGCGCAAGCACTTGGCTGAAAACTACCAGTGCTACCAGATGCCGACCCTTGAAGGGGATGACGTCATGGGAATCCTTGCGACCAGCAACCGGTTCATCAAGGGTGAGCGCATTGTGGTGTCTGAAGACAAAGACCTCAGGCAAATCCCCGGTCTGCTCTACAACCCGCGCAGCATGGACACCCCGTTGCTCATCACGAAAGAGATGGGCGACGAGTACTTCTACATGCAGATCCTCACGGGCGACCCAACGGACAACTACTCGGGATGCCCGGGTGTGGGTCCCGTCAAAGCGTCAGCCATCTTGAAAGCAGCAGGGGGCTACCGCTGGTCCGCCATCGTGGCTGCCTTTGAGATGCGCGGGTTGTCTGAAGAAGACGCACTTGTACAAGCCCGCGTGGCCCGCATTCTTCGCTCCGGCGAATTCAACCAAAAAACAAAGAAGGTCAAACTATGGTCACCAAAAGTTGCAAAACCTGCGCCCACGACACCAACGCCCAAAGCATTGACGCCGCTCCACCTGAGTGCTGGAACTGCGCAGCCTCATTAAATCCAGACTACACACTGCCCAGCTGGACGCCAAAGACCAAACCTGACTTGATCAACCGCTTGATGATGCAAGCCGTGGGTGTTTCCCGCACCCACCCTCAGGTGGCAGAGCTGCTGCTTGAAGGGGCTGACAAGCTGGTGGAGATGAACCAGCGTCTGGAGCAGGCAGACGAAATCATTGGGCAGTTCGTTCAGGTCTACGCAGGCCGGTGAGAAAGCGGGTGGCCCCGAACATGCCACCCTCGGAATAACGCGCTAGGTATCACCTATGGTTGTTCCGAAACGAATCAAGGTTCCCCATCCCCTTCCTTGGTTCGTTCATCTCCTCTCCTCCCGAGTGCCCCCTGCCCACAAGGCGGGGCTTCTGAGCACTGCCGCAAAGCGTAAGCGGCACTATTTCCTTGGAGGATGTATGGAAAAAATCCCATTCGCATCTGTCGACTTGATTGAAAAGCTCGACGAGATGTATCCCGAAAAGTGTCCCGACATCACAGATTCCGAAAGAGAAATCTGGATGTATGCGGGTGCACGCGAAGTGGTTCGCCGACTTGTTCAGCGAGTCAAACAAGAAACCGAAGACGAAGGAGTTGGCCATGTGCTTGCCTCGCGCACCAAAAATTGACATGCCCGACCCGGTCGCACCGACCCCACCACCCAAACGCCTCGTGACTCCCGAAGACACACTGGCCTTGGCTGAGAAACAAAACAGCTTGGATGCCAGCCGCTTTGGCAAGAAGTCCTTGCGCATCGACTTGAACTCTCAGGTAGGTGGATCAGGACTGAACATCCCCCAATAATAAAAAGGAAGTGTCGCCATGGACAAGAACACTCAAGACCACGGCGCCGCTGGCAAATATGCAAGGATGGAATCGGAGCGTGGTTCATACCTCACTCGTGCACGCGAAGCCGCGTTGCTGACGATTCCCACTTTGATGCCACCTGCCTCGAACTCCGCAGGCACTAAGTACCCCACGCCATATCAAGGCCTTGGAGCCAGAGGTGTCAACAACCTCGCATCCAAATTGCTCTTGGCTTTGCTGCCACCTAACAGCCCGTTCTTTAGATTGTCAATCGACGACTATGAACTTGAGGCGTTGACCAAGCAAGAAGGCATGAGGGGGAAGATTGAAGAGGCATTCGGTCGCATTGAGCGCACCGTGATGAACTCTATTGAGACCAAAGCAGCTCGGGTGAAAACCTTTGAAGCGCTCAAACAATTGATCGTAGCGGGCAACGTGTTGGTACACGTGCAGCCTGACGGTTCGATGAGGGTTTTCAGGCTTGACCGTTATGTTGTCAAGCGGGACCCCGTCGGCAATGTGTTGGAAATCATTGTCAAAGAGGATATCGCCCCGCGCGTTATTCCTCTGGAAATCCGTAAAGCATGTGGAATGCTTGAGGGCGACAAATCCAACGTCGAAAGCATTGCTCTTTACACGCACATCAAGCGTGAAAACTCCACACAAAAATTCAGTATTCATCAAGAGTTGAACCAACAAGTGGTTCCCAAGTCTGAGGGTGACTACCCCATCGATGAATGCCCTTGGCTTCCACTTCGCTGGACTTCCATTGAAAACGAAGACTATGGTCGCGGTTTCATCGAAGAGTACATGGGTGACTTGAAGACCCTTGAAGGTCTCTCCAAAGCCATCGTTGAAGGTGCTGCCGCAGCTTCCAAGATTGTGTTCTTGCTCAAGCAGAACTCGACGATCAACAAGCGCAAGCTCATCGACTCACCAAACGGTGCTGTCCTTGACGGTAACGTGGACGATGTGGGTATCTTGCAGCTTGAGAAGTACGCAGACTACCGCGTGGCATACGAGACAGCTCAAGAAGTCACCAAGCGTTTGTCGTTTGCTTTCATGTTGAACTCCAGCGTGCAGCGCTCAGGCGAGCGTGTGACAGCTGAAGAGGTCAGGTATATGGCCAGC